AAACTTATGAACCTAAAAGACATATAGCATATAGAAAAAAAAAGGAGAATAAGAATGGGTAGGTCATCAATAAACTTAGAAGATTTTAAAGATGTACCTCATCATCATAGTAAGATGTTGTATCAGATAGCCAAAGACAAAGGACTAACTGTTACACAACTTACTTATGAAGTGGATTTATCTTATACATTTGTATTGCAGATATTAAAAGGCATACAAAACATGAGTCCCAAGACTGCAAGTAGAATAAGAAAGAAGTATAACTTTCCTATCTATGGATAATAAGTGTAAGGTTCAGGCATAAAAAACGTACAGAGAAAAATGATTAAATTATTCCTGTCCCTAATATCTGGGCATAAACAAAGCCTTGCACTTATGCAATAGATGAGTATGATAATGATATGAAAAAATTAAATACATACATGGAACAACTTACTTTAGTTGCAGATAAAAAAGGTATCAACTTGCGAGAGGCTTTCCGTAAGTCTGGTATACAAGATAGTACTTACCATAGAATAAATACTGGTGAGTTTTGTTTAAGGGAATCAACAGCACAAACAGTATGGGAGTACATACATGAAGAACACTACAACAAAGTCCGTAAAGAAATCTAGGACAGGTAGATACGAAGCATATAATGGAGAGATGATTTACTTTCAATCCAATGCTAAAGCAGATAGATACTTACAGCTTGTAAAATTTTTAGAGAATAAATCTATTACTGATTTAGAAATCAAACCTACTTATGATGCAGTTGTACAGAATAAAAAGATGTGTACATTTACACCAGACTTTAGATACATGACACTTGAACCTAACGATCACCGAGGATATCAAGTTATTGAAGACGTGGTGGGTGTAACTACAGATGTATACAAATTAAAAGTAAGTCTTATTGAAGCAACGAACTTCATTAAGGTACATAGTATACCAGCAAAGGAGATAGAAACATGGGCAGAGATTATACCATTAAACCAATAGATGACGAGTGGATGCCAGATGATAAGTTGCAACTCTGGTTTTTCAATACATATCAACATGCAACAGACGGAGATTTAAATTATGAAACAGATCAATTTCGAGACTACTACCTTTCAAGAGGGGAAAGAAAGTACGACTGGTCAGCTTGCTTCAGGTTCTGGTGTCGTAAATCTTTCAGATTGGATAAAGCTACATCAACGACCAAGGCCTATACTAAACAAGATAGAGTTAGTAACAACAACAATGACTCAATCAGATCTTATCTTGATAGATACAATAGCAACAGTAACGTACGACAAATTAGAACAGATAAAAAATAACAGTGAGTTGGCTGAAGTCAAGGAGCGTATCAGTCGTGTGTTGTATAGTGTAGAAAAAGATTTACATTGGAACTGTAGTGTAGAACAACAAGACAAAAAGATAATACCATTCTTAAAAGTATTAGCTGATACCTTCCAAGTAGAAATGCCCAGGGCAGAAGGTCTAAAGTTTTACATAGAATCTATAAGAGATATTCCACCATTGTTATTACAAGAAGCAACAGTCAAAGTATTAAAGACTCATAAGTATAATACTTTCCCTTTGCCTGCCACCTTACGAGAAGCTATTGACACAAAGCTAGATCAAATGTTATCCTTTTATAATTGGTGCAAGGTGTCTTACTCACGTATTGCAACAATACAATAATCATTCTCCGATATTGAGCCAGTAACATCCCTTAGTTACTGGCTTTTTTTATGTTGATTACAATGCAGAAATGCATTACAATAATTTAATAAAGGAGAATGTAATGAAGAACTTTGATAGAACCATTGGTCTTGGTGGTAGTGATGCTAATAGTATATGGCATAACTATGACCCAGTAAAACTCTGGGAACTAAAGACTAATAAAAGATTAGAAGACGATTTAAGTGATAACTTTCAGGTGCAACTTGGTACATATACTGAGTCGTTTCATGTAGATTGGTTACGTAAACATCACAAACCATTTCATGGTATATCTGAATCCACTCATACTTACACTAGAGAATTGTATGGCATAACATTATACGCACATCTTGATGCTATTGTAAGAATAAATGGATTGGAATATATACTAGAGTGTAAACACAGTAACAGTAGAGTAAGTCCAGAAGTAAAAGCTAGATACTATGCACCACAGTTACATCACTATATGCATATACTTGGTGATAGTTATTGTTACATATCTATCATATGTGGCAATGATACACCAGAAGTATTACGTGTAGATTTCAATGAGGAGTTTTGGAATAGACTAAAATCTAAGATGATAAGGTTCTGGTCGTTTGTTAAAAACGATAAGCAACCACCAGTGATAGGTAAGCCTAGTGATTCAGATAAAGAGATAGTGTCTGACATATTAGTCAATGAATACAAGGACTATAACATGATAGATAATACAGAGTATGTAAGATTAGATTCTACATTAGATCAATACTCTGGTGCTATCGAAGGCTTCGAAGAAACGAAGAAGAAGATTAAGTTACTAGTACCAAAGGATGCAAAGAAAGTATCGTATCCTAATAGTAATTATGTAATAACACGCAACAAAAAAGGTACACTTGTTGTAACTAAATCAAAGGAGAATGATAATGGCAGATAAAAAAACTAAACCTGATTTTGACCAAGATCTTTTTAAACTATTGCATGATGTAAATAATCCATACAATAGTGATAAAAACCCTCACTTCAATAGTAAGTTTGCTGGATTAGGTAGTTGTTTAAAGACAATCAAACCAGCACTTAAAGAAAATAACTTTGCTTTACAACAGATAGTAAAACAACTTGAAAGTGGTGGTGCAGTATTACAAACTAATCTTATACATCTATCAGGTAAAGTTGTATGTGATGGTGGTATACCTTTAGTATCTAAAGATGCTAATGATCCACAAAAACTTGGTGGTTCTATTACGTATGCTAGACGTTATGGTATGTGTGCAATACTTGGTATTGTAGGTGATGATGATGATGATGGTAACTTATCTAGTAAACCAGATACTTCACCAAAAGCATTAGAAAGATTACAAAAAGATTTTGTACAAACTATTCATGAATCAGCAGATAAACCAATGCTAGATGATTTGTATACGTCATACAAAGAAGAAATATCAGCATTAAAAGATGAAGACCAAAAGTGGTTTAGAAATGAATACAAAAAACAAATAACATTTATGAAAGAAAAGGAGAATAAAAATGCAGACAGTTAATCAAGTTACAATACTAGGACATTGTGCAGTAGATCCAGAGTCAATGAAGAACGAAGACTTTTGTAAGTTAGTAGTTACTACCAACTCAGGTAGTAAGGACAATCGTAAAGCAGATCATCATAAGATCAGTGTCTTTGATCCTTACAAGACTGGATTTATTATGCAGTATATCAAGAAAGGTATGATTGTATTTGTTCAAGGTCAACTACAGTATAGCAAACTAGATGATGGTACATATTATACCAGTATCGTGTGTGGTAAGTTTGATAGTAAGGTAGAACTCTGTGAGAAAAAAGCAGTAGCAGATGATGACGCACCACCATTCTAATATATGCAAAACATTACGTAGAGCCAGAGCAGATTGTAGTTACACTTACTTAGATGTATCCAATCTGACTGGCTTGAGTATATCTACTATAGTTAATGCAGAAAGAAAGATACCTAGTCCTAGAACTATCAAGGCATTATCACACTGCTATGGTATTAAAGTAAATCTTGCACAAAATATTAAAGGTAATGTAGTATACTTATAATTATGGGTACGTTTGATGATGCTTGGCGAAAAGCTACACTAAAAAAACAATGTAAGTATTGTGCAGATGAAGCTGTTAAGTGGAAAGGTGGTACGTATTATTGTAGAAAGTGTTACGAACAAGTGGTAATAAAAAGAATAGACAAGGAAATTTCTGCACCCCCTTATAGGAGAGGAGGGGGGTCGGAAATTTCCGAACACCAGGGAAAAAGAAAGAAGCCAAGAGAAATTAAAATATCAAAATATAAATTTATAAAATAGGAGTATATATGATAAATGAATTAGTAAATCAATTAATGATAGATGAAGGTAGTGTTACCAATGATAGTGGTAGACACATAGCATACCTATGCCCAGCAGATAAATGGACAATAGGTTATGGTATTGAAGTACAAGATCATGGACTATCAGAAAAAGAAGCAGAAGATTTATTAAGGCAAAGAGTTATGGCAGTAGTAGATGAAGTACATATGAACTATCCATTTATAAAGTCTGCACCTTTACCTATCAAGTTATCTTTTTATAACATGGCATACAACTTAGGTATAACTAGACTTAGTAAATTTAAAAAGATGATTGCTGCACTCGAAGCTACAGACTATTTAACTGCAAGTAAAGAAGCTAAAGACAGTCAATGGTATAATCAAGTAGGTGAAAGAGCAGAACGTATTGTAAATATATTTAAAGATAGTGCAGACAAACATTTCTCTTGAAGTAAATAACAATAAATATATATTATTTGTACTAGGGATTTTATTAATAAACACGATTGTTATAATTATTGTGGGATAAATTACTATATATTGTGATTTTTATTATATCCCTAGTACAATCACAAACCCCAGAAAACTGGGATTTCTTGGATCGATATAAGGCTCACTGAGTGCCAATGAAAAATGTTTGCTTATGATTGTACCTACTTTTTAGGAATCTTAGTATCAGTTTTCTTTAACTTGTCAAAGGATCTGAGTCCACCGAGTCCTAGTAGTCCGAGCAACAATGGCATCATGACCGACATGTCAGCTTGTGGTATTGTTATACCAAACCCAGCACAGATTGGTGAGATCATATAGTTAACCATTAAAGATATACTACAGACCCAACCTACGAGAGGTCGCCAAGATGATTGAAACCAGTTACCTTTAGCTTCAGCTTTATTAATTTCTATTTGTTGAAGCATAAGTTGCTGGCTATGTTTCTCTGCCATAGTACTTATCTCATGAGCAAGCTGTGCTTGTTTATCTTTATCTCTTACAAATTTACCAATGAGTTTAGTCGCAGGTCCGATTAGTGCTGTCAATGCCATTTGGATTCTCCTTTACAATTATGTGTGTGTTTTTATATTCAAGTATATCTAGCTGTTGTTCTATTAAAGCATACTCATGTCCTTCATTCATGCATACCATGTAGTACTTTGGTTTAAAAACCATACATTCTGCTGTATCTATTTCTTCTCCAAATGCAACATAAGCTATTACACACATGGCAACTATAGTAAATATAACACCAATACCAATGCTAGCTTGTTTTGCTACATCCATCATTTCTTTTTGTTTTTGCATCTTTTTTTTCCTTGCTATTTTTTTTTCTTCTTTAACTGCATCTATTCTACGTTTACGTTCCATTAATATTTCATCCCAAGTGCCATGCCCAAAACGAAGATTAATCATATTTTTAACTTCTCTCATTTGCTCTTGTGCTAATTTTGCATCTATTATGGATTCAGTAACATTAGATAAACCTAATTCATTTGCAGTACTATTAGCATCTTTACTTCTTTGTTTATTAATTTGTTGTTGACCAGTAAACATTTGATCTATCTGTTTAGCTACACCAGAAATATCGTTAACTGTATTAATGTTTTCTTTTATAAATGAAGTTGCCTGTTTGAATAATGCTATTCCTGACAACACTGCTGTTACTGGTTCTACCATTAGAAGGGTCTTTTCTTAGGGGGTCTACCTCTTTTCTTAGGTTTGCATTTGCATAACTTACCAAACAATCTGGCTTTAATTTTTTGATAAATCTTTTTTATTTTGTTTCTCATATAATTTTTTAATTACATTGTTTGCCCATCAAACACTACCCATGTTTGAGTATCTTCTTTCCATATATAACCTTTTCCATCATCTGGATATGCAACTGGTGCTTCCCATTGACAAGTATCTTCATTCAATGTCCAACTATCCCAAGGCTTTAGAGGTATAAAAGCATCTTTACTAGCATCATATGTAAAACCAATACCAGCATAGTTTTTTCTAAATGGTGTACCACCTAGTTTGTGTTCTCCAGCATAAGTATTATAAGATGTTTGTTTATACGTACTAGTATTTTTA